AGCCTTTGTTATTTGCTCCACTTATAAATGCTGCACCCGTAACACCTAACTTATAGTTTGCAGATGTTGCTAACCCATTAACACTTACACTACTTGAGAATGTAGCCGCTCCTGTGGATGCTAATGTTAAAGCAGTAGTAAGTGAAGGATTAAAAGTTATAGAACTACTACCTGTTGATATACCCAAAGAACCTGTTGCTTGATAAATCGTATTACCTGTATCATTACCACTAATTCTTAATCCATATAAATAAGAATAAGCACTTGTGGTTATTGATGTAGCAGTCAATGCCCCACTAAACCTTCCTGTACCATTAACATCTAGCTTGTAACCTGCGTTAGATACTGTACTATTTGTTAAAAGTAAATTACCATCACTAAATAAGGTCATTGCTTGGGTAAAGGTTATAGCGTTACCTGCCGTTCCTGAAGGAGCGGTTTTCCAAACGTGTTGACCACTATTTTGATTATATGTTGATGCAAAACCATTATTTACATACTTTTCTGTGCCGTCAGAAAACACATTTTGCACAAAAGACATATTGGAAGCGTTAAAGTTCCAAATAGCACCTGCAGGAGTTTGTAATGCTCTTTGTCCGCTTCCCCACGCACTCGGTGTAACTCCTAATCCTAAATTGCCTGAAGTGTCAAGCCGCATTTTTTCACTTGATGAAGGAACAATAATAAATGGTTGAGCTGCTATTGAACCTGTTGTTCCACCTAAACCAAATAAAGTTCCATTTGAACCAATGTGTGCACTTGTAGATGCGTTAGCAAATTCTATAACTGTGTTTAAATCTGACCCCCCATTTCTTGCAACCTTAATAACATTAGAGTCATTTCTATTTACATATAATTGACCGCCTACCGTTACTGTTGTAGCATCATCTTGAACAATACTATTACCTATTGTACTTGCACCTGTAAATTTAGGTAGGTAGTTAGTAGTACCTGTTCCTGTAACAGGGTTGGTAAGAATAGTTTGATAAGTAGAACTTGCAGAAGCTGTAGTTAAATAAGTTGAGTTATCATAACTAATTGTAGTTCCTGATATTTTTACAAATCCAGTACCATTTAACTGAGCTTGCTTAGTGCCTATACTTGTTGTAATAGTAGTAGCAAAGTTAGCATCATTACCTAGGGCAGTTGCTAATTCGTTAAGTGTATCTAAAGTTGAAGGAGCTGAGTTAACTAAGTTAGCTACAGCTGTTGTAACATAAGATTGGGTAGCATAAGTAGCATTATCATAAGTCACTGTAGTACCAGACATTCTTACTAGTCCAGTTCCGTTAAGTTGAGCTTGAGCTCCTAAACTTGCATTATCAATAGACCATGTTCTGTTTGCAGAAAGATCATATGTTGTACCATTAATGGTTAAAGTTCTTGTAGTCTCTACAGCAGTTGTGAATGCTGATACATACTTAACTATCTCTACTATGTTTCCTACACCTGTTCCTGTTCCTAATACTACTGTTGTACCATTGGTAGCTGTAAAGTCAGCGGATGCTAACTTAACACCATTGATAAACACATCTACTAATCCCACTGTATATCCACCAGTTACAGTGAATGTAGTTTGAGCAGCTGTTGCAGTGAATGCATAAGTATTTCTAACAGATACATCAGGAGCTATTGTCCAAGATCTGTTAGCACTCAAGTCATAACTAGTACCGTTAATTGTAATAGTACGAGCATTTGTTACAGGTGTGTAAGTTAAAGCTGTAGTTACATCAGAAGATGTAAGCGTAATAGCACCTGTACGTGTATTGAAACTAGTTACACCACCTTGATATTGTGGTATATTAAGAACACCTGTAGCACTATCATAGGTAGCTGCTCCAGAAGTTCCAGTGGTAGATAAGCTAATAGATGCCCTTGCTAAAGTATCTGTATATTGTGTAATCGTAGAACTGATAGCACCTGTTGTATTGTTGTAACTTATTCCTGTACTTCCTGATAAAGCTAATCTAGCTCTTGCATCAGTATAATATAGGTTACCAGATTCAGTAACTTGTGCTGTTGTATAATCTCCAGAAGCTGCAGTAATAGCTCCTGTTCTTGTATTGAATGATGTGACACCACCAGCAATTGTAAATGATCTATCTGCAGATAAGTCTAGTGCTGTACCATTGATGGTAATAGTTCTAGTCTGTGGAACTTTAGTTCCTATAGAAGTTGCTACAGTGGTAGCAAAACTTGGATCGTTACCAAGAGCTGCCGCTAATTCATTTAAAGTATCTAATGTGGCAGGAGAAGATGCTACTAAATTGGCTATTTGAGTTCCAACATAAGTTTGTGTAGCGTATGAATTAGTTGTAAGATATGTACCTACACGTGCGTCCGTATAATATAAATTTGTTCCCTCAGCTATATTTGTTGTTGTAAGAACAACTGCACCTGTTAAAGTGTTTACACTTGTTACACCACCTGTTACAGTGATGACACCAGTGCTTGAGTTATAAGAACCAGAACCTGTTACACTAATAGCAGCACGAGCTCTTGCATCTGTGTAATACAGATTAGTAACCTCAGAAATATTAGCTGTAGTTAATGTCCATGTTCTATTAGCAGTTAAGTCGTAAGTAGTACCATTAATTGTAAGGGTTCTACTAGCATTTAAACCAGCACCTGCTAAATAAGTTACCACTTCTATAATGTCTCCTGAAACAGCAGCTTGACCTAAAACTATAGAAGCACCAGTAGTAGCTGTGTACTCTGATGCAGTTAATTTAGAACCATTATAATAAACATCTATTTGACCTGGAATATAACTTGTAGAAAAAGTAGTTTGACCTGCAGTGGCTGTAAGAGTGTCTACATTTCTTGCATAGACAGATGTACCTAAATTATAAAGACTGTATAAAAATACAGTGACAACATCATCAAGTAAACTAGCATCTGTCAATATTATAGTGGTTCCATTAGTAGCGGTATATTGACTAGCACTTATATATACACCATTAATTACCACGTCAATATATCCAACATTATAACCACCAGAAATTGTAAAAACAGTTTGACCTGCTGTAGCTATAAATTCTTGAATAGTTTTATAGTTTACATTACCACCACCACCACCACTTACTGTAACAACACCTGTAGCAGCATCAATAGATAAACCTGTACCTATTTTAATACCTCCTAAAACACTAGATGTAGCAATAGGTAAAGTGTATGTAGTAGGAGCTGCACCATTTACCCATTGGGTACCATTGTATTGAAGTACTTGGTTAGCAGATGGAGATGTAAGAGTTACATCAGAAAGTCCAGCAAGGGTTGTTACAATGCTTACAGCATTAGTAGAGATAGAAGTAATTCTTCCTTTTGCATCCACTACAATAGTAGGAATATTAGAAGCATTACCATAGGTACCGGCACTTACACCAGAGTTGGCTAATGTTAATGCAATAGAAGTAGTACCTGACCCGGTGGCATCACCGGATACAGTTATAGTTTGGTTAGCAGAAAGATAAGACTGATTCTTAATGAATGCAGTCGTAGCTAACTTTGTAGAATTATCATTGGTTGCAGGAGTCTGACCGGTAGCAGTATTGTTAAGAGTAACTACACCATCTACTGTCAGACCGGCCTTAGCCAGTATGTCAGATAGAAACTTCATTCAGTTTATTTATTATAGTGAGCTAACTACTACTCTATAAGTATCAGCTACAGGTGTACCAGCAAATGTTAATGTAACAACAGAAGTAGATGTCTTAACAACGTCTACTAACACTTCATTATCAGATGAATCTGTCACTTGAACAAATACATCTTTAGTGCCTAAGTTATGTGTTACTGTTTGAGCTCCAGCTGCTGCAACTACAACGTTAGTTGCATACTTGTAAGTAGCTAAGTTTGTCTTTAACTTTAATGGAGTGACAATTGTGATATCATCAGTACCTGTGTTAGTCTCAGTCTGAGTAGCAATTTCTGCAATACCCGTTCTTGTTTCTGTAGCAGTACGAGCAGATAATGTAGCAGGAGTGATAGCTTTTACAGAATCAGTTCCTGTTTGTACCTCAGCAGATGTTGCTAAGTAAACAAGACCTAAAACAGTTGTAGTGGCTTGATCACGGTTAACCTCTAAAGATGTCCAGTTAGCTGCAAATACACTTGTTGAAGCAGAGTTAACTGTTGCAATCAACATATCACCTACATTAAAAGAGACACCATCAACTGTACCTGCAACAGATACATACCAATAGTCACCTTTTTTAGTACCAACTACTGGAGTAGAACCTACTGGGAAAGAACCAGAAGAAGCATCCCATCCACTTTCTAAGTTACCTAAAGCACCAATCTGTGCATCCACATAAGTTTTTACTGCTGTAGATGTAGGAATGTTAGCATTAGAAGCTGTAGCTAATGTACCATCAGTGATAACACTCACCTCAGCTGCGTTAGCAGTACCTCCAGTTACATTACCTACAACAGTCATTGTAGCAAGCTGTTGTAACTTAGCAAAGGTCACTGCGTTAGCATTGATTTTTAAAGTGGTCACTGCAGAGTCAGCTAATTTAGCTGTAGATACTCCTAAGTCTTTAATTCTTAAAGTGTCAGAACTAATTTCAATAGTAACATTATCAACGTTTACATCAAGAGTGATTACATCACCGTTACCTGATGTTGAGGCAGTAAGACCTGCTCCACCAAGTACATCTTGAATGTCTCCTGACATGTCAATCCACGCTGCACTATCCCAGAAATAAACTCTGGCATCAGCTGTGTTATAATAAATTTGTCCTACAACTGGTGAGGACGGGGCCGTAGCCAAGTTTTGTAAGGCTACGTTTAGTATCTGGTTTTTACTAAAGTCCAGACTGGTAAGAACTTTTTTAGACATGAGATTTTATTTTAATTAATTTAAGAAGGCTTTGCCGCTAAACGAAGCTGAAAAGTTTAAGGTTAAAGAATTGACACCGTTATACACCACTTCCCCTATTATTTCAGAGCTAGCAGTATCAACAATTGTTACAGAGGGATATTTATTTAGATTATGAGTTATACTCCAAGAAGAAGCTGGAACAGATTGATCATGGATATAAGCATAATTAAAATTATCTGATATAAAAGTATTGTCTCTGTATGTTAGTTTTATATTTCTATTAGTAGTTGTACTAGTAATATCTATATCAAGAACTGATCTATTATAAGATTCTGCTATTGATGTATATTGAGCATCTGTTAAACCTATTGGCTTAAAACTGTTACCATCCCAAGTATAAAAAATAGTAACATCTTTATCATATACTATCAACCCCTTATCATTACTATTTAATGTTGATGCTAATGTTGTACGTTCTATTGTAGATACGGGATGCAGTTTAGCATTAAGAATCTGGTTCTTATTAAAATCATAGTCAACATATATTTTCTGTACTGCCATTATGATAAATATGCTTTACCTGCTACAGGTTGATTAAACGTAATTTTTAAAACATTAGTGTCAATATATTCAACAACACCTTGCATGTCAATTCCTGAAGCATCTTCTGTAAATACACTTGGTTTGAAACCCATTCTATGATCAACTGTCCATACTAAAGCAGGAGCAGTTTGTGTATAAACATAAGACATGTTATTATTTATAGTGATAGCTGGACTAAGATTAATTCTTGTAACTGCTCCATTAGCATTCACTTGAATCACATTCGTATCAGGTGCACCACTAACTTGGTAGTTAATAGCTAATCTTTGTGGACCAATGTTTTCATTAGTCATATAGTATCCTTGTCCACCATGTAAATATAGATTATGATCATACTCTACAGGTAACCAAGTTTGATGTTGTAAATTAGAAGTTGTTAAAGCACCTGCATCATCAAAAGCTTGCCAGTCTGTTAACTCCTTTCTCATAAAAGTTAAGTCAGATTCTAACTCTGCTTTACAAGAAGTAATACCATATCTAACCTCTCTGAACTTTCTGTAAACAGAATCAGCATAGTTTAGGGTATGTTTTGCTTTATGAAATAAGAAGTTCTTCATCTATCTTTTTTACTTAAGAGTTAAATTGTTCATCCATTGTTAAATTAGTTTGTATCTCTCCATTCTGTTGAATGTTTAAAATCCTAAGAGCTGTTAGATTCTGCTCATAAGATATAATACAACTACCGCAAACTTTGTTTCCATCAGTGGCAATCCTGTCTTGACATCCGCAAGTAATTTGAGAGCCACAATTAGTACATGTTCTCATATATTTTGGTTTTTATAAATACAAAGTTAAGTATAGCAAGCCATTGTACTCACTAATTTACTTAATCTTTTTTTAGCATAGCTAAACAACTCCATACCAGCTTCAGGCTCATGGGCATATTCCACCTTACCTCTTGCTGCTTCTATGAAGCTTTTTATCATCCTTAGTTCAGCTAGTTTTTCTTTGATCTCAGGTTCTGGATCACAAGCCGCTAATTCTAAAGAAGCTAAAATATTATAATACTGATTCATGGTTTGAGCAGTCCTTAAATGGTTATACTCAACAAATACAGAAGAGTTAGGTGAAACTGAATAGTTAATCACATAAATACCATCTGGGATATTCTGAAAGTTTTCTCCACAAAATGATCTTTGTAGCCCTAAACTACATGCAGAAAGGACTAAATTAAAGCTTGGTAGAGTTTCTATAGACACTGGCAAGTTAAAGCCAGGTGAGGTTATACGTAAAGTACCACAGTCAATAGTCATACCCTCAGCATAAATACTGGTATCAAATACACGGAAAACCTTGATATTGTTAGATTCTGGCAGCTCTAAACTTAACTGGTGTTTGGTAGCCATATGTATAAACTTTATAAATTTGCATTAATTAAAAAAGAGTAGTCCTCATAAATAATATAAGATAATTTACGGACTTTTCCAAAAACAAAAAGGGAGGAGTACATAAGTACCCTCCCTTCAAGTTTTAGGATATTTCTACTAGATAGTCTCTAAAGATACTGCATTACCAGCAGCCGTGCAAGAACTTGTAATGAAGTTAGTAATTGATGTAGTAGAAGTACCAGTTGGTACGTGAACTACGATCAAATACTGATCATTATCAAAAGTAGAGCTAGGGTTGTTAAATCTAGGCACATTGTGTAAAATTAACACTCTATCGTATAAAGCTGAACGAGTGATAGTAGCTAAAGCAGGATCTGCTTCAATCTCTCTCATACGTAAGCTGTCTACACGAGAACTATCAGGATAAGCATTTTGTAAGTAACGACCATCTAAGATCAACTCACGTAATACTGTTTCACCAATACCAGAAACTTGTTGTGGTGCTTGGATTTCACTATAAACAAAACCGTTTACAGCACATGCATCACCAGATTCGTCTGTAAAAGAAGCGTAAATAAATACAGGCTCTTTTTCATAGAAGTCAGTTGGAGTGAAAGTGGCATTACCAAAAACAGTGTCTACATAAGAACCAGTAATCTCTAAATGAGCATCTACAGCAGCAATGTTATTTGCAACTGTCTCAGCAGTGTAAGTAGAGGTGGCAATCTCAGTGTAGAACTTAATAGCAGCACCGTTTGCAATTGTAGAAGCAACGTCTAATGTAACAGCAGTACCAGATACAGCAGTAACTTTAACTACACCAACAATACCAGTAGCAACTACTTTTTGACCTACTACAACACCAGTTCCAGAAGCAACTGTTAATGCAGTAGAAGCAGATAAAGCAGCACCTGCAGTTGTTGCAGCTGCTTTCTTCCAAACTTTTGCAGCAACAAAGTCTTTCAACAATGGAGCGTCATTAACTTGGTCTTTCCACTTCAATAATACAACAGCAGCGTCTACAGTGTTTGTAGTACCAGCAACGGTATCACAACCAGTGTAAGCATCCAATGTTTTGTACAATTGGTGGTTTAAAAAACGTAAAGCAGGAGATCCTTTAATGTCTAAACGAAGACGTAAAGTATCATCACTGTTTACTACAGCCCCAGTAGCGTCAACTTTAACGATTTGATTCTTAGCCACCTTTGCAGATGATTTGATCAAACGGCTGATGTACTTAGGGTTGATTGTTTTACTTTTTACAGACTCTTGGTATCCACCGTGTACGGGGCCAATTTTGTCTTTGGTAAAGTAAGAACCTTGTGCAAGGATGAATGGAGCAGCTTGAGCAGAAACTACTTGGTAAGACTTGGCATCAAAGAAACCAATTTGACCAGCAGTTAAAGCGTTAGTTCCACCAGAGCTTGCTAAAGTCGTACTTGCAGGCAAGAAGGACTTACGGAATGCATTAGGAAAATACATAGGGCTTTCAATTTTTGGGGTTTATAAATAAAAAAAATGTTTTTAACTTAGGAACATTAACTTATACTTGGTTGAAGCAATCAAACTCTTCATCTCATCTAGTTGATTTACAACTTCTGAGAAAGGCATAATCTTTTGTAACTCAGCAACTTCTGTATATAGTTCTTTCATGTGAGATATTGCTTCCTGTACAGATCCACATTTATATGGACTCACTGCCGGGAAATCTAGAAGCTTCTCACGAGCTCCTTGGTATTGTTCAGCTACAGCATCTACTAAACCTGGCATACCATCATAAAACTCATTTAGAGCCTTATGTGCTGAGAAAGATCCAGGTCCTGTCACCTTTAGATGTAACTGATGCACACTCGTTGTAAGAGCCTGAGAATGAGCAATCATTGCAGCTGTTTCTGTACAAGGCCCCATAGGACTAGGTCTTTGTAATTTCTGCATCATTAGCTATTTCTTTGTGAGTTTTGTAAGTTTCTCTGATATTGAATTGTGCTATCCATGTCTCCAGCTAATATTGATACAGCGTCATCTATAATAATTTCTACGATATCATCTTTTAATTCACAAGTCTGGTTAGCTTTAAAGGCTAATCCATTAGCTGGATCTATACAGTTTAGTATTTGAACAGCTCTTGGTTTTCTATAATATGTGAGAGTGGCATCTTCTACAGCAAATTTATTATCACTGTAAATTCTAATCTTATCTCCCATTATTGTACAAAAAGTCTCAGCCCATTCAAAAGAAGGTGACTTATGAGTATCAGATAATATAATATCTGCGTTGGCTTCTTCAGCTTGGTAAATAGATAATGGACGCTTAGGACAACAATCTGAACTAGCATATCCACCAACTCTTACAAAGTGTAAGTAGTCATCTGGTATTTTTAAAGATTCAAAGAACAAGTCTAAATTCTTAAGTTTTAAGTCTCTTTGAACTAATAAAACTTGTAAATCATCAATAGTAGTAATACTCTGTTCAGGCTGCATTCTTGATCCGTTGTTACCATGTAACTGTCTACGGGCCCATTCTATCTGAGCTTTATTAAAAGCTTCTGATATCTGCCAGCATTCTATGTTATCATAGTCCATAGAATCTAACTTATTCAAACGCTGCTTAAACTTTATTTGTAATGTACTATTGTTCATATTTTATAAAGAGACCTGGGAGCTGATCTTACGGTAAGCACCCAGGTACTATTTTTACTGATTCCAGTATCCTTCTACTTTCTTAGTAATATTTACTAAGATTTCTTCATTCAAAGGATTCTTTAAATATTCTACCACATCTGAAGGGGTTCTACCCATCATTGTTGTTGTTTCCATGTGGTAAATAAATCCGTCAGCTTTTGTAGCAATGAACTTATAATAGCCACTATCTTTTACAATAGCTCTTATTTTTAAAGTTTCCATATCAAGATTGCTTATCTCTAAGAATCTCTCAGCGGTCTTTTTCTTATTCTTGTCTACTAAGTCTCCATTAATATACTTGTCCATGTTATCATAAACAATATCATTAGGAGTTGACTTCTTATACTGAGCACTATTGGCATCTAACACTTTAGCAATGTAGAATAACTTATTAGTGTTCTTGTCAAATAACTTCTGAAGTTCTGATAAAGCCTTGTTTCTCAACTTCTTAACCTCAGTGTTAAGTGTAGCAGTTTCTTCTAATCTATCCAAATAGAACTTAGGAGGCACTGGCATTCTACGAGCTTCATCTAAAGACTTGGCTACTATTGAAAACCCTCCTGATTCTATAGCGTAAAGCTTAATTAAATCATAAGGATCTTTATCAGGCTCTAAGTACACAGGTTCATTACCACATCTTATTTTAATCTTATCCCAAAACTGATCGTTATCTGGTTTAAGTAATTTTAACTTATTCCAGAAATGCTCATCTTTAGGATCTACTACGTTTGAAGCTAACTCCTTTTCAAGTTGAGCTATCACTGCACGGATCTGTTTGATCTTAGCTTCTTGATCTTCCATTGGTAAATCTTTAATCTCAGGAGCATACTCATTAAGACCTGTAAGGTATCTTTTAATACCATTGATCTCTAAACAAGCAACTTGTTCCTCGTGGAACGCTCCGTCAAAAAGACTTAATCCGTACTTTTGAAGTCCCATGTTATCAACATTGGAATCAAAATAAGGTCTAATAGCTATAGTAGATCTTTTGTTTTGTGGATACTTTTCCACCATTGTTACACTACTCATATTTGGTTTTTTTGGTTTTTATACATGGTCCGAAGACCTAATGTTAGAACCTGTTGAAGGTTGCAAGCCTTCTAGTGATCAGCTAGTTGCGTACAACAGGTTGGAGAATAATGCCAATTCATAGGCATCAACTATAAGTACAAGAGCCTGGGAGATTTTACCTCCCAGGATTGTAAATATTATTTAGAATGATCCGCCAGTAACTGGATTTCTCATAACGATCTTTAACACCTTAGTTGGATCTTTAACCCAAATAGCAGGCATTGTTTGTGTCATGAATACACGGTAACCGTTGAACTGTCCAGAAGACTGGAAGCCTTGAGTACGACCCATGTAATCCATTGTACCGTTTTGATAGAACCATTTCAATTGATTATCCCAGCTTAACTTCAATAAGTAAATATTGTCGTTAGTATTCTCTGTGATGTCAAAGATAATGAAATTATATGAACTTAATGGGAAACCATCAATGATTGGATTCTCAATGTCATTAGTGTGGATGTTATCAAACGCTGGGTTCAATACAAACTTAACGTTAGCCAAGAAAGGAATAACGTATTGAGTGTAAGCAAAACCAAAGTTTAAGTCCATTCCTTTGCCAGTGATAGCACCAACTTCAGAAGCATTGATTACTAAACCACTATTGATAGCTTCACGCTTAATAGCTTCGTTAACCAACTTCATACCACCAAGACCTGTTTGAACAACCAATTGACGCTTAGGATCTGGACCTTGAAACTCAACCTTACCATTAAAGAAGTTGAAAATTTCAGATTTGAACAAATCTAAGTTAAAGCTACCCTTGTTGTAAATACGCTTGTAAGAGTTATCTAACTGCTTCCAAAGACCTACAGACAATCTGATATCATCTGGACCATCTTGCTTAACTTTACCACCTTGACCCCACATAAGGTAAGTCTCAATGTCGTTAGCAACCTTGCTCAAATGAGCTGCTTCCATTGTGGTTAAGAATGTACGAGTTAACTGACCAGATTGGTAAGCTTTCTTTACATAATCTTTTCCCATTTTGTTAGCCATGTCCTCTAAGTTTGTAACAGAAGGATCAACACTCTTATCAAAGTTTCTCCACATTTCAATTACAGGAACTGTACCATCAGCTTTCATACCACCTTTCATCATTAAGTCAGCTCTAGAGCTTACAGAATAGTGAACGTGAGCTTCAGCACCACCAACGTAGTTGTAGAATTCACGGAAACCTGCATTGATGTTACCGATGTCAGAGAATCTTTCACCGTACTCACCACGTGCAGAACCTTTACGGAAAACTTTAGTACCAACCTTTAAATACTTGTTATCCAAGTACTTAGCGTTGTCATTGTTTACCAATTGTACTGTGTAAATGAAACCGTCACCAGCTGGGATGATATCGTCAGCAGTGATGTACATTTCCACACCATTGTATTTGTCATAAGTGATGATATCACCATGACCAAAAGAACGCTTATTCAATTTAATTTTGAAGGCTTGACCATCAATACCTTTAGTGGCATTAGCTGATTCAATATCTTCTGTAATGTAAGGTAGATCCTGCGTTACTGGAATCTGCCATTTGTACTCACCACGTGCGTTATCTACAGAGATAACGTTCTTACCACCGAAGCTAGACATCTGGTACAAAGGCATTTCTACTTTTTGTGCCATAGCCCACAAATCTACAGGACCTAAGTCTGTAGGTTCAGCTGACTTCAGTAAGTTTGAAAGGTGATACGAATCTACGTGTGAACTTGTTGTGTAGGTAGTATCACGTAGAAATATACCATTGTTCAAAACTGGAGTTGCCATAAGGCTTTTAATTTAAGGGTTAGAAATTATAAGAATATTATTATTACCTTTTAAAGATGTTAGCAGGTCTACTTAACTTTCTAGACTTAGTTTCTTCCTCTTCCTGGAAAGTAGATGAAGTTCTCTTACTAGATTGTTCTGTTTTAAGTTGACGTACTGTTTGTTCCACTGCAGCATTCTTACCTTGCTTAGCAAGATTAGCTCTGTAGGTTTCAGGATCAGAAAGTAACCAAAGGGCCTCAGCTATTAAAGGATAGTTTGGTTCTACAAACTGATACTTCTCTAACAAATGTCCTAACTGATTAGTAGGTCTACCACTAATAGAAGGATATTGAGGTTGTACAAGACCACTATATAACTGAGCTTGTGTCTTCTTATCTAACTTAAGACCATTAATTTCTGCCGGTCTTAAAGCTTCAAATACATTCTGCATGTAAGCATCAGCTGCATGTTCTTGTTGTTTCTTTCTGTTCTCTTGTTCAGCAATCTGAGATTGAACAATCTCTTCTTGCATTTGATCTAACTTAGGCTTGAACTGTTTAGCTTTTTTCTCTAAAACACCTAAATCTTTCCAGGTTGCTACTTCTTCCTCAATTTCTTCCTGGTTACCAAAACCAGTTGCACTTAAGTAAGATCTTACAATTGCTTCTTGATCATTATCTTTTGCAGGATTTAACTCACGAACTTGTTCCACTTGAGCTAATGCTTGGAAAAGACCTTTCATATCTGTTCCGCCATCCAAAGCATATTTAGCTGCATATTGAAGTTCTTCTGGCAAAGATTCAAAGAATTCTTTTGGAGTTTTAGCTGCCACCTCAGACTTCATATTGTCTACGTTAGCTTGCCATAACTCCTCTATATCTTTCTCTCCAAGTGTACCTAAGTACTCTTCAAGATCTTGTTTAGTTTCATCATAGTCATCAAAGGCAAACATCTCCTTTGACTCTATACGTTTTTTAAGGAATCCTACTAATCCAGACTTATCTGTTTTAGGTCGGCCAGCCTTTCCTTTAGTCTCTTCATCCTCTTCAAGATCAAGATTATCTATAAGGTGGTTTGTCTCTTCCTTACTAATTACTTTTGGAGTCTTAGTTTTCTCATCATCTTTAGAAGAATCATCTTCATCATCTTCTTTATCTAAGAAACTAAGATCCTGTTTTTGTTTACTAAAGATATTAGGTTTAAGCTCTGTAGTTTCACCAGTGGGGTTTCCCGTCACAGGGGTAACTATACTGTCTGCTCCAGGAGCTCCTAACCAGCTATCAATGTCAAGGTCTACTTGTTGTACAGAGGTCTGTACATTGTTTTGATTATCAATCATTTTATTTGGTTTTTATTGTGTATCTCTACATTAAAAATATACAACTTAAATCTTAAAAATTTACAATTTTTTAAAATAAAGTATCTAAGGTATGGATAATAGAGCTATAATTATTTCTTCTTTTTAGCTCCAACATCATATTTGTTCTTATTTTCTCTAGCAATCTCTAATTGCTTGTCAGCAATCTGCTTTTGAGTAAGTAACTTCTCACGATCTAAATTTAGTTTTTCAGAATTAAACTGCTTCTTACTAACCTCAGATTCTCTTTTTAAGTTCATTTGGTCTTGATATCTCTGCTCATTTCTGATACCTTCTAAAGCATCTTGGTAATCTGACTTCTGATTTTGATTAATATCTGATGCAGAACCATATCCTGCTCCTTTAATTTCAGCAATAATAATATCATTTTGTCTATCTAGCTCAGCTTGTTCAGCTTTAAATTCCATTTCAGCTTGTTTCTGACGGTCTTGAGCTTCAATCATTTGCTGCTGCATTTCCTGTTGAGACTGCTGCTCTTGAGATTTCTGAGCATTAGCTTTCTCTTCAGCATTCTTAAGAACACCTGTTAATTCAGCTATAGACTCAGACTTAATTACATTTCCAAGATCATATATAGAGGCACCAGTGGTATTGTTATTAAGAGCTAAAGACTTTAATTGTTCCATTACAGCTCTAGAGTTAGTCTTAGTTGTACAGAAGATATTAATATCTCTCATTAAAAGATCAGTGCCATTTAACTGGAAGTTAACCTTTTCATCAGCTCCTGTAATATATTGTAAACGTACACTAGGTTTCTTAGAATGATAATATTGAGCTAAGTCAGTTCTCATTTGGTGAACTCTTGGCATCAAGTTATCAGAGTGCTGTATAAAATACTGTTCTGTCTGTGCATAAGAAGCATTCATTGCTTGCTCTATTCCTGTAGCAGTTTGTTGTTGAGCAATCTGAGATCCCATACGCTCAGGCGTAAGACCAATAGTTTCAAAAGCTTGGTTCTTAAAATAGCCAGCTAATTGTATACGAGATAACAACCTTTGAGTCTGCTCTAAGTTTAACACTTGGTAGTGTTGGAAGTTAAGAGCATTCTCAGTGTTTGTAATAGATGTATCCAATGGTAACATTTGGAAGTTCTTCATTGCCACATAGGCTTTAGCCAGATTATTTTTACCCCAGTCTTCTCCCATGGAGTGACGAGGCAAAGAGTTCTGGTCTAACATGATAACCGTACCTAGCTCATCAACTAAGATGTCAGCTATTTGGTTATTTACAATATTGTAACCTATCTGATAGGGCTTCATAAGATCAACCAATGAAATACTGCGGGTGTTACGATCACCGAACACAGAACCTTCCACTGGAAGCTTACAACCATATAATGTACTATCTCCTTTAAATTGGAATGGAATCTTACCAGGCTTACCACCATTAAGACCTAAATAAACTGGGTTGATACCTCCAGGGTTATTCATACCCCAGAAAGCAGGACGATTAGGTCCAATCTTAATACCACCCCAAGTCTCATTAATCCATATCCAATCAATATGTTCTCCGTATACTAAGTTATCCTTAGTCTTTTGCTTATATAAAGCTGTATTATACTGAGGCTTATCTGTAATCTTGTATGCTTCAGATATAATATCTTGTATAATTTCTCCTTCTTCTGTAATCTTAGTTAAGTGACCCACCTTACGCTGGCTCTTCCAATAAATTGTAGATACACGTAATAAATGAGATTTACCAAAGTCTATAGTGTCTTCTGAATCTGACAAAATCCACTCTACAATATCACCTGTTCCAAATTTAGTATCATAAACAGACATGTATTGTCTATACCCAAGACTTGGCATCTGTGTATTCCAGTCATGTGATCTAGTAGGATCATAATAGCTACCATCGTTCTGCATACCCTGAATGGCATAACCAGCTGATCTTACAGGATAAACGGCTTCTAGGCCCTCTAATTGCTCTTCATTCATCATCCAGCCATACTTGTCTATAACATCTGATATAGACATCATATCCATCTTACCTACCCAGTTACCCTGAGAGATATATCTAACATCTGGACTCTTATGATAGAATGTTAAAAGAGGGTTCCATAATTCTAATTCATAGTCATCTTCATTCATTTTAAAATGCCAGAACTCTCTATCTGTAATAAGCATGTCTCTAAAGGCACGCTCTTCTAATTCTTGCATTTTAAATCTTTCCTCATCTACTTGCATTTGATGAGAAGCCCATTGCTCAATCATTGAGCGGTAATCTTTTCTAAAAAATCCCTCAATCTCTGGTAAAGACTTTAAATTATCTGGTTCTAATGCCTTTTGCATTTCTTCAGAATCTAATTCAATACCCTGATTAAGCATCTCCATCATCATCTTAGATTCCAAATTGGTCAATAACACATCCTCAACCATCTGTCTTTTCTCTTCTAACATCTCATTATAAGAGATATCATCTACAGCTTTAAACATTATTCTTGAACTTCTCTTAGAGAATTCATTACATAATACGTTGATAACGTTTGGAATAATAGGATAAAACTTAAGTTCTAAAGCTGATTCATCTTCTTTTGTAAGTGTCTCAATTAAATCAGCCATCTCATTATCTTCTTCTACAATATAGTCTTGCTTATCTATAATACCTTTAGCAAGCTTATAATTCTTCATAAGTCTACGAGCATTACGTCTAAGTTGCTTCATGCCTTGAAACTCTAGCCAATCTAGGTTCCAAGCTCTCCATTCCTCATTCTTCTCTTTTTCAGATATGAATTGAATAGGTTGGGTTAACGTACCCATCTTGTTATAGTCAGCTTTTTTACCAGCTTTGAGATCCATTGCGTTATATATCTGCATGATTCTTAATTAGTTATGTAGGTATAATAAACAACACCACCAGTAGTAGTACTATAGTAGGTGTTTATAGAATTAAAAAATAAATTCATACTATCTTATATTTTTAAAGGGATTTCTAGGGGATTGATTACTTCCAGATCCTCTCTTAGAACCGCCCATATGTCTAAAGGGGCTCCAATTTAATTTACTAAATTTTTGGGAGTTAACCAAATTTACATTTGTAACTTCTACACGTTTAGCTAGTCCTCTGTTGGATTGTTGCACCTTTGCAAAGGCTATCAAAGCTGAAAAAGCTACAAGTCTATCTACGTTGACACCATCTTGGTAAGCTTGCATTTCTTTTAGAAGCATTGGATCAGGTATTCTTTCCACTCCATAGATAGTTTTTACTATAGTTCCATCAGGAGTAGTTTCAGTGTCTAACTCTTCTTTTAGGAATTCAATAGCGTAAGATAACACCGTTCCTTTAAATAATGTACCCACGTTCTTCCATCCATATTCTTGGAAAACGTTTCTATTAGCTCCAATGTCTTTTAAGAATAAGATCATGTCTTTAGGAACTAAGTATTTCTGTTTCTTCTTACTAATCATGTATTGTATGAATAAAGCTACGTTATTCTCCACAACTGTCCAGGCATTATACCATTCTATGAGTAATTCTAGACGCTCATGAGTTTTATTAATATCATCAAAACGTCCACACCATGATGCTACTATCTTATCTCTCTCAATTGTGTTACTCACCTTACCATTTCCATCATCCTTAATTATTTCTACAGGATTCTTATAGATGTAAATAGCACATAGTGAGTCTGATGTAGTTGTCTTACCCTCACCCACGGGATCTACTGATCCATAATACATACCAAAGGTTGGATCTTTATGAGGTCTTTCATAAATACATATCACGCCTTCTTTATCTTCTGTCTTCTTAGACATAGGCCATTCTGTAATTGGAATCTTTCTAGATGGTTTATCTATAATCTTTCCTTCTGCATTACGAGATAGTTCAAGATATTCTGTAGAATATTGTTTATCCTGAATACGTTGCATCTGTTTAGCAATTAAATGTGGGGCAAATATAGAAAGCTTTCTTGTAGCAAATGCTTCTTCAATAGTTCTAGGGTGCTGAGATACTTCAAGTTGATAAGCTGCCGGTTCAAGATCTTTTTTAAGTTTTACAAACTCTTCTTCAAGAGCAGCCAAGGCTTCTTCTACAAGAGAGTTACCATACGGATCTATATAAGGAGGCATAGACCACTGCTCAGGAATAAATAATCCTGTTATTCCAATAGTGCCAGCTTTATCTATAAGATTAGACTTAACACCATAGAATCCATTCTCTTCAGGTTTGTCTATATAAAGTTTTAAAGGTTCACATTGATCAAGATCACCCACTGATCCTGCTGCAATAAACTGACCTGTGATCATATGACCAGACTTAAGTGCTGGCTTCATATATCCATATGTGTCATTCATGCTTGGAGCAATGCCGGCCTCTTCATGAAAGAAATAAGTTACAGGTCCACCAACACCATTAGTTGGATTCTTTTCAAATGAGTAAGAGTTAATACTAGACTTTAATCCTCTATATGTATCTCTACCTGCAACTCTCACTTTGATCTGTTGGTTCCATGCTCCCACCTTATCTGGTTCAGCTGGTCTATACCATGCTGTATGTTGATTAATAAAGTTTTTATATTCTTCTAAAAACTTCCAAGAACCTTTCTCGTTAATATAATCTTTAAGACTAGCACCTATCTTTAATACAGCTCCAGACTCAAATACCCATTGGTTAATAAGTTTAGCCATATGAAAATATGAAGAAGCTATCTGACGTTTCTTTAGAATGATTGCATGCTTCCAATGTAGCTCAGCTAAATGTTCATATAGAGCCATATGATACTGAGCATCTCTCACCTTTGCAAAGTCAAAACGTTTTTCTTCTTTATCATATATAGGTAGAAAGTTTAACCACATGTAATAGTCTCTAGAAATAAACCAAGTGATTTGTCCACTATGTACTATAATACCCTTACGGCATTTGTTCTTCTGATCATCCCAATATTTAATAAAGTCTTTAGTCTTTACAGGAGCTGCACAATAGTATCCCTGTTTTTGAAACTTACGTCCTTCAGCATTAAATATTATACTCACCTCATCAAACTGATATTGACCAGGTTCTTTAAATAAAGGAATAAGAAAATCTCGGAATTCCTCACGTGAATAAAACACGGTGGTATCCCAAGACCCATCTTTATAGGTTGGTATTTCTAAATATATATTATCTAATTTCTCCACGTGTAAGATCTTCTATCATTCCTACATCACCTTTTGTACGGTGAAGCATATCTAATAGGGTGTTTAAATGCTTGCTTTTTAATACAGCATGATGCTGGCTATTACTCCAATACTCATTATAAGCATTTCTTGGAATAGCATTCCATAACTTATTATATGGATTATAATGAAATACCCAATCAGACATATAACTTGATTCTGGTATTAAGTCTTCCCCAATAGCAGCAAACTCTTTAATTTCTAAATCTGTGTACACTTCTGTTTTCATAAGTTATTTATTTTAAGTATTTTAATCCATCCATTTACCGTGCGTTCTTAGATGCCAGAATCTATGCTTTAACACCTCAATAGTTAGAGCAAAAAATGTGTCAGCTTCATACGTACCTGCTTTACAGGTTAGTTTAAACTTTGGTTTCATAGTTTTTATTTTAGCTGTAGGAGAAGGAGTTGAACCTTCAAACAGTGATTCAAAAAGTAGCACAATGCTTGCAAGCTGGTGGTCAACCCCATACTACTTTTCTATTTCATGATCTGTGCCCACGAGACGAGTGGGTGTGTTTACCGGGGTCATAACTGAGACAACCCAATTTCACCATCCTACAATAACATCTTTTACAATCCATTTATCTCCTGCATACATTAGTAAGTCATCATATGTTTTAAATTGCTTACCTAAATGTACACCAAAAAATCCAGTTTTAGTTCCTCTTCTTTTTAACTCATCATCATAGATTAAACTATCACAAGTGAAGTCTGGATGATTTAATAAGCTAGGAGGAAACAGTCCTAATACATGATAGTTTAATTCAGAACTTTCACTCTGAGTAATTAGTATTTCGGGATAGGGGCTATTCTTAAATATAATAAAAGGATTAGATGGTCTATTAGTCTTTACACCATATTTAAGTCCTATTGGTTCTAGATCAGGAACATTCTTAGAATAAGAAAACATAGGGTCTAAGTCTGAGAACTTCATTCCTAAAAAGTTTTCTAAAGCAGCTTCTCCTAGATATCCTCTAGTAGATCTAGACTTAATCTGATTAGAATCTGCTGTGTAATGAAGACCTACATCATCTAATTTATTATCAGACCATTTTACACCAAAGTTTTTTATAAGACTACACTGCTCTTGAGATATAGTTATTTCTAAACTATTCTCTAGAGCTTTCTGCATATTCTTCTTATACTCTTTCTCTGGGTTTATATATCGTACACTGCTACTGATCATATGCTAAATCTTGTCCTCCTCTTACAGAAGACTGTTGTTCATCCATTAAGTCTTTATAGATTCCTTTATAAGATTGTCTTACAGAATCAAACTTCTCAGCTATTCTTAAAATACCTACAGCTGACCCGTCTCTACCAAATGTAGGAGTTTCTGTAGCTAACACTTTTCCTAGATTATCTAGAGCTGTTTTAATTCCATAATATGCTCTTGATGTTTCTGTCTCATACATCTGCTTACATCTTTGTAATGCAAACACTATAGCATCTTCTTCTGTAGAAAAGTCTCCCCCCACTTCTTCTAATATCACTTCTTCTTTCTCACTCTCTGGAAAATGGAAGAAAGGATTTAGATCTGGATTAGGACAGGTCATATAAAACAAATACGTATATATGTTTAAATATTCTAAAGGGTATTCTGTCATAATATTCTTAAGAAACTTAAGAGTGTAGCAATGCTCACTAGGTGTAACATTTCCATTCTGTATATCAAATAATCTTACCATTAGTTCCAATGTTTATTTTCCCTTTCAAAATAAAAGGTGAGGTCTTGCTTAGTGTTGTCATAGTATTCTGCTACAACATCACTTTGAAATCTACTTCCTATATTTTCATATAGAGAAGCTGTAATAATGTTACCAGTCACCTTATTTCTAAATAACTTAGTAAGCCATGTATAGTTACCTCCACGAATAACTCCTCCCTCTACTAATAGATAATATTCATAATTGTCTTCTGAGAACTTAAACCAATTATCTATATCTTGGTCTGCTTTCCTTACATAGATGTGCTCATTTTCATCAGGATATGGAACATGTATAGGAAGTATGTCACACATGTCTCCATCCTTGCTTAAATTATGAGCTAGATGCATAGCTACAGTGGCTGAATAGTCAGGGCTCACCATAACTAAAAGAGTGTTATCAGCTGATACATCTGGATACTTTTCAATGAGCTTATTGGTGAGTGTAACAATAAGCTTTTTTTCTTTAGAAGGAGAAACAATTAATTCTTTCCTCATTAGTATTTTGGTTTTAATTTAGATCTGTTATCTTCTAGCCAATGTATAAGAGCAATAGCTTCTGCTTTTAAATATGGAACATTATAAGGCACTACATCTTTTACAATAGGATCACCATTAGAGTCTAAAGCTGTAATTGGATTATCATACTTATCTCTACCTGATTCTTCAAATAGAATATGATGAAGAGTGAGCACTCCTGGCTTTAGTTTAGGATTGTGTTTAAGAATAATAAACATGTACATAGATAGTTGTAATGCATAGTGCATAAAATTACAATCATCTAAATGTGATAGAGGGGTTAACATCTTTTGACTTATGCCCTCCCAACTAGTAAAACCTTCTGTCTTAATTTCTTTATTAGTCTTGTAATCTGTGATGTGCACCTCACCATTAATCACCTCAACAATATCTGACTGACCACATATCCCGGCAGATCTAAGATAGACTAAATGTTCTGGGTATATACCATCTATAAGTTTCTGAGCTGGAGAATATTTACAACCATCTTTCTCTATAGGTTTAAATACAGGAACAGTGACACCATGTCGTTCCATGTTATTAAGTTCACAAAGGTCTGCTTCTCTACAGTTATGATACCATGTACCTAATGTTGTAGCACGAAGAGCTTCTGCTTTCCAAGCTGCCTTAATATCTTCAGGAGTCATACCATACCACTTAGACTTTTTAGATTTAGCAGTTTTTGCAGCAATAACATCTGCATCAAAGGGCTTCTTAAAGTTTCCTATAAAACTAGTAACAGATAACCAATCGGTTTGGTCTGTTACATCTATGCTTCTATATTTATGATCTTCTGGTGTAAATATTAATATGCTCATAATCCTAATTTTTGGTTGATTAAATCTTCTTCTTCTTGAGTCACCTCAGCATTCCAATGTCCCTTTGGACATTCTGAAGACAAAGATCTAGTCTTAAAACCTAGGGAACATCCGCAACCTCCTAGCTTTTCATTACAACATGGGGCTGTACCTCCCACCATACATCCTATCCCTTGCACATCGTAAAGTGCACATTTCACACATATCTGCATTCTCTGTTGTGCAATCTCTTCTACATCATCTTTTTTAAATATGGAATTAGTTACCCCCTCAAGAATCTGACCCTTGGATTTCCATATCTTTATTATGTTCTCTCTTAGACTCATTTGTCTGTGATTTATGTAGTTTAATAAAATCTTTCCTCTCGTTCTCTTGTTCTATTAACTTATTCATAGCTTTAAGATCAAATAAACTTTCATCTGTTCTAAACCTTGTAACTATTTCTTGTAATCCTTTTTGTTTAAAGTTTTCTTTAAACTTCTCTAGCATTTCAATCTTATCATCTAGCTTCCAATGTTTTATTGTAAAGTCTCCTAGATTGGTCAAATGCACCCTACTATGTTTTAATCCAGAAAGACTCTTTCTTATTTCTTGCCAATAGAAATCAGTGACATCTTTTACCAATTGTTCTGGTATGTCTAATTCAACTGCCACCTTAGGAATAAGTTCCTTAGCTTTCTTGGGTCTCAATTGATAAGAATTTAAAATCTAATAATACGTTCCCTTTACTGTGTACATTTATAATGGGATTGATGTTAATCTTCTTTTTATTCTTTCCTTCTTTTACAATAAGGTTTTTCTTCTCAGCTTTAGTTAGACAGTTTCTAACCGACTGTTGAGAGGAGAATATATTCTTACCATGAGCTTTTGTACAAAAACTAGTTAGTTCTTGCTCTCCCTCAATTGCTAAATAGGTTAGACAATCTAAATCTGCCTCACTCACTTGTATGTTATATAGATAACAGTGCGTAAGAATCTGATACTTGACAATTTGCCAAGTGGTCATTCTCACTCTTTTATCTACTTGGTTTACTATTGCCATTATAATTCTATTTTAAAACTTATGTATTCTTCCCCGGTTTTGCTCCAGTTTTGATACGTTAAGATTTCTTCTGCTCCAAATGTTTGAAATACTTTCCATGATGCTCCCTTCCTTGCTTCCCCTATAAAATACTTAAATCCAGAATCTGTAGCCCAATCTAATGCTTCTTTAACTAATTCGTGTCCTAGTCCCTGTCCTCTATGGGAAGGCATAACAGTGAACGAGTCTCCTCTCACCACATTATTACTAGTCCATGACATTATGATTTCTGCTACAAGATCGGTCTTATCCTTAAACCAAATCCCCTGAATCCCATCCCCTTGGGACAAGATGTATGTTTTATACTTCTCGTCCCATTGGATGGGCTTAGGATGTTCCTTTTCAAACTTGTAAGCTAGCTTATAGTCTCGTAGTTTATAAAGGGTGGTCATAGGGATTAGTTCTTTTTTAATTTTTTAGCAGGTACGCCTTCAGCAAATTGCTCAGCTGTTGGTATAATAACATCATCACCCACACTTAAACCAGCTTCAACAAGTTCTGGATTTGCATCCAAGTCTTCTTGTGTAACTGTGTGAGGAGTG